CCTTCGATCATTTCTAAGTTTAAGCTTTCCCTAGCTTCGTTTGGTGTCATTATGCCTGTATTTACTAAAGATTGGTAATAAGCTGCTTGATCTCTTAGCTCTGGTTGTAGAGCAGGAATATCTGTTACATCTTCTACTAGTTTATATCCAAAGTACCTTTCAAAAGCATAAGACATTTTTCTTACTATTGGTAAAACTGTTTCCAAGTAGTAAAGTCGATGGTTAGGTCTAATGTTAGCATTATTTCCTCCATCAAGAAGTATAGGTGGTACACCCATTGCTTCTAAAATTATTTTTTCATTAGCCGTAATAGAAGATTGAAAGTCTAATTCTTTAAAGTTTACTTTTGTTAAAGCATCTACTTCCAAACCGCCATCTAATATAAGAGGTCTTCTGCCTCCATTTTTAGGGTTGTACCTAGTTTGCCAAGCTTGCAGCATTCTTTCTTTGATTTTTTCAGAAAGAGTGTTAGGACTTTTAAGTACTAATCCTGGTACGGCTCCGTTTTTAAAGAAGTTATCTTGAAACTTCCTCATATTATCCAACAAGTACATAGTTCTGTATGCTGGTTTTAATCTTGGAACGCCCCTATAGATTGAATTAAATGAGTTTTCTTTAATATGTATAATTTCTCTAGGAGCGTAATCTATGTGTCCGTCATACTCGAATTTTTCTATATAAGTTTGAGTATCACTATGAATCGTTACGTTGTTTGCAGGTAATTGATATAAATGAGCACCATCATAATAAATAAAGATATTTCCATCTATTAGTAGGTCTACTATTAAATTTCTTTTAAAGTTACTTATGTCTTGAAATGGGTTAGGCTCTCTATTCAGTATTAAATCTACACGACTTCTTCGAACATTATTCTTGATAGGCGTGATTCCTTTAATTTTATCCCCAACTTGAAACGATATATCAGAAACATCATCTACTATCATATTCACAGCACGGTTAACTACCTCTAACTCTTCGTAAGCTGATCGATAATTATCTTTCTTTTCACGAGTGTCTAGTGTTAGTCCTTCTTCTAGTGCTATAAACGACTGCGCAGGATTTAGTTTTTCCTCCGTCTCCGTATTTCTACCTAAAAGTCTGTCATACCATGCCATTTTTTATCCTCATCTTATCTACCCATCGCTTTTGTTTTGCGGCAGTTACGAGCTTCGGTCGTTTGCCATAAATACTGTGTAGCCGCATATGATGGGATTTGCATAGTGTAGCAGCTTCGTGATAAATTTCATTTATATGTTCTGCAATAAAAGTTTCCCGAACATTCATTATTTCGTCGGCTGAATTTATCGTAATTTTATTCGTTTTTAGCCAAGTTTCTAATAGCTCAGTCATTCCAAAGAAGTGGTGAAACTCCAGCTTCTCTGTATCTCCACAGATATAGCATTCGGTCTCTTTTTTATAACCTGATTTCGCTTTGTCTCTAACGTACTTGACTAAATCTCTTTTTAAATTCATAATTTCCTATTTAATAAAAATTATACCAAAAATTTACCTTGTTGTCAAGAATAATTTTTTGGTAGGTCTAAAGTTTAAAATGTGCTCGCTGTTGTCTCAAAAGTATACAGCGCATATCTAAGAGCATCTGCCATATGACTTGCCATATTGTGTTTTGGTTTTTCTTTTATTAAGTTAGGGTTTGGATCCCATTGATATTGATCAACAGATTCTAAAGTGTGTCTACATCTTTGATCTACTATCAATAAATCATTATCTATAATACCTGCAACATGTCCTATGCCATCTAATACTGATTTTTTAGCATTTATAGTTGAAATATCGTAGTTTTGTGCGAAGTCATAGCGAGTTTGCTGTGCCGCAGAATCAATATAAATCCAATCAATATCATATTTAGTAATTCTTTTTCTAATTTCGGTAGCATGCTGTTCAGTAGTTCTTTCTGCGTCTAGATACTCATCTAGAAGATAAAATTTTTGTTCGTCCCAATCATATCCTATTACACAAAAAGCTGTTGGATCTTTATATCCAACGTCCATTCCTGCAAAAACGTCCATTTTACTAGTATCTAACTGACTTAAATCAGCTACACAAGTTTCGTAATCAAAACTCCAAACCTGACCTTCATAAGTATTAAAATCTGCTAAGTATTCTTGGGCGAACTCTGCTGAAGACATACTTTTCTTTGCTTCAGATATATCTTCTTGTGAAATTCTTGGATTCTCGTGGTAGGTTGCTCTAATTGAAGACCAGTCTTCAAATTCATCGCTAAAGCCTCTGTGATAGAAGTCTGCGAACCAATTATTTCTACCACGAGGAGTAGAAATAAAAACTGCTTTACTTAATTCTTTATCTAGCGTTGGTCGCAAGGCTACATTGAAGGCATCTTTACCGTCCGCCAATGCAGCCTCGTCGAATATAATCAAATCGTATGATCTACCGACAGTAGAATCGACTTGATTAACTGAACCCATTCTAATAGTAGAACCATTTGATAGTTCTATTACTTTGTCTTTTGCATTATCTCTTACCACCTCGAGATCAAAGTGCTTAATTAGTTGTCTTTGTAAATCGAATGAAATCTGAGATAGAGCATAGTTTGGTGACATAATTAAAATGTGGGAATTAGGCACGAGTGAAACTAGTTGTCCAATTACATTAGTTATATAAGTTTTTCCCTGCCGCCTTGATAAGGCTGCACATACAAATCTATACTTAGGGTTGTTTATAGCATTAATTAATGCTACCTGTGCTGAATTTGGTGTAACCCCTAAAAGGTTTAAGTATTCGGATATAGGTAATTTGATAAAGCGTGAAGCTGCATCAAACTCCATTATACTATCTCGTAGTATATCTTTCCTACTTACATCTAACATTAGTGTATTGTTATATTCTTTCTTAAATTAAGGGGTATGTGTGTTTCAGATATTAGTCCTTCTTCATTACATATGCTTAACATATATAAATAACCCAAACAAATATCTCTTAAAAGTTTGTCATCATTAGTAACGACAGAACCACTTTGAACTTTTGTGTTTAACATCTCTAATGTTGTAACACAAAGGTCTCCTACATCTTCTAACCAGTTATCTTGTATCATTATAACACGTTAGGGTTAACAGGTGTGAGTTTAACTTCAGCATGTGCTGAAAATATAACATGATCAGAATTTTTCTTAATGATTAGTCTATCTCCGCCTGATGTGTATATGTTTGATAAGGAAGTTCCGTTTTGTGCACTCTGTACAACTGTTTCTCTAAGAGTAGTTCCTGAATTATGTAACATTACATATTTAGAACCATCAACAGTAGTAGCTGTACCTGTACCTGTGGGTGAGGGTATTGTTGTACCCATCAATTGAACTGTTTCCATTTTTATCTCCTACGCTTATTGCGTCTTTTCCTGCGTTTCTGTTTCCATTTAATTGCACGAAGTCTTTGCTTCGCTTCCTTTTTAGTTTTAGAAATCCCGGAAGTATTTGTTATTTTCCAACCATACTTTGTTTTGATGATTGGCACTTTACCATTTTACCTTGTTAGCCCAATACGCTGCGGACATTTTACCCTTACGTATATTTCTAGCATGACGAGCTTTGAAACTTCTTCGCCTTGCTTTTTGTGCTTTAGACTTTGGTTTTTTACCTGCACCACTAACTCCTTGTTGACCAAAACGGATAAGTTTTGTTCTCTTACCAACTTTTGCTACAACAACATGAGATTTTTTAGGGTGTTTTGGTGTTCGTTTAGGCGTATTATATTTTCTAACGCCAGCTCTTTTGAGTTTGCCGTTTCTAGTTTTTCTGGCTTTACTTTTTCTTCTTGCCACGACGCCTTCTCCTTACAACAGTTCTAACGTTAGTAGGTTTACCTCGTACGCCCTGTTTCTTAGCTCTCTTTCTTCTGACAGCTGATCTTATCTGCTTTTTAGTCATGCTCGCTGCTTTAGCTGCTGGAACACATTTAGGATACCCTTTTCTGCTTTTCTTTGCTTTTTTCCTTCCACAAGGTTGGTATTTGCCCTTCTTTTTAGGTGCTCCAATATTAACCCAGCGTTGACCGAACCACTTTCCTAAACCGCCTTTAGCCACGTCTATATCTCCCACCAGCTTTCTTGTACTCTCGTACAAGATAAGCATTAGCATATGCACTAGGATAAACTTTAAACTTTCTTTTAGTTTTTGCTTTTACCCTTGCATATAACTTTTTATTGGTGGGAATATTACGTTTCTTTTTAGTGGAACGCTTAGTTGTGCGTCTTCTAACAGCCATGTTTCATGTGCTTTTTACGTTTTTTACCACGTTTCTTTTTCTTAGGTCTACCTCTACGTTTACCATAAGTTCCAGTTCCTTTAGGCATTACGATTGCTCCTTAATTAGGGTATAAACACCCCAAGCTAGTGCTGGCCATGCAAGCATTTCGATTATTGGTGCTCCCATGAGAATTAGAACACTACCACCAATGATAGTTGCTCCGTCCCACGAAGTCCTTTCGGCTACTCTAGCCATTACCCAGTCTTTGACTGCCATTATTTTATTCATCATTACTTTTCTCCCCAGAAGTGCTTTGGGCATTGTGCCCTTGATGATCTAACTTTAAGAGGCATAAAACATTTACATATTTTACATACCTTCAAAGCTGTTATATATTGACAACGATAACAGATTTGTAATCTTCTTTTATGATTCGTCATCTTTTTTAGGTGGAACAGTAACCTTTCTATAGTATACTACCACCTCTTTGAGTTCGTTTATGTACCTTTTTAGTTCTTGCATATTGTATGCCATTAATTCATAATCAGGCACAGACATCGCAAAAAATACTACTTCTCCTTGATCTTTTTCTATTCGTGCTAGAAATTCGTCAATATTTTTATCTGAAACTACGTACCAATAGGGTTCTTTCAGATCAATTTCCCGAGGCATTACGGGTTGAATTATAGTTCGTTCTATTGCCTTTGTCGTTACTTGAACTTCCTTTTTAGTTGGTACCAGACTGCAGCTGGATACCATCATCAAGGTCGTCAATATTGCGACTATCCTCTTCGATTCCATCGAATACCTCCTTAGTAGCTTTATTTGCTCGTGGTTCAATTAGCCCAGGCTTTGCTGCGGCTAACTTTGTTAAATTGTGTCTTTTAAATATATCTAAGTAACGGTTCATCTCACCTTGAATTTCAGCATTTCTTGCTTGCATTTCCTGTAAACCTTTACCTTGCAGTTCTAAATCTCCTTGTAGTTGATTTATTGCTGCGTCTTGTTCTTTATCTCTTAACTCATATGCGGCATTTTCTGCTTTTAGGTTTTCATTTTCTATATACAACCCGTAGCCTAAAAAGCCCATAACTAGTATAATTCCTATAAGTAATTGATTCATAATTCTCTAATAATTTCTGGAGTTTGTTTTTCTAAACACCACTCATACGTTTCTGCTGTATCGTACTTCCACATTGTACAATCTTTTATGTCAATAGGTCTTTCACTAACAGGAAAAACTAAACATAGTACTAAAACTAATAACTTCATATAGTAGTAATCCTATAGTTTAAACCTGAAGGACTGCTAATTTCTACAACCTCTTTGTCGTGGGTTACAAACTTTAAGTGTTTTTCTTTTTTAATAATGAATTTTTTAACGGTGTACTGTCTATCATCGGAGTCACCCCATTCTTTATTGTAGCTAACTTCTAGTTTCCATCTAGGTGAAAACCAGGCAACTATCCAAAGCCATATAGATTTAAGTTTCTTTTTTAGACGCGCCACTTACTTTAGCCAGTCCTTTCTTTGCGTCGCTTTCAGTGCCATATCCGCACTCACTACCTTTCCATTTAAATTTCCAGACGCTTCCTTCTTTCCAAATAACTCCATCAGAAGTAGGAACTTTACTGTCTACGGCTTTCATTTCTTTTGTTGCATAATTTTTTAATGCCATATTCGTTCTCCTTTAGCCACCATGCATGGCCATTATTGTGATAATTACAGAACCCCCTCCACAGATAACTGCACCCGCAATACCAATCAGTATATTTTCCATGCGCTTTAACTGCTCCTCCTGATCTCCCATACGACTAAAGATGGTTTTCCACCTTTCTTCACATTGAGCCTCATGAACAGCTAGTCTGCGTTCTATCTCGTTTAAATTATCACTCATTACTTTGCCCTGTTTATATTACTTTGAATTTTAAAATTCATTTATGATAGTATACCAAAATTAAAGATCCTTGTCAAGAACTATTTTCCTGAGGTAATTATCTTTATTTGAATCGTCTCGGTTTTTTCTACTTTTTTATTTTTCAGATATTTTTCCAGATATTTAAAAATGACATCGTTACTTTAACCTAAAACATTCTAGATGTTTATAAAAAAATTTTATATAAATTTTCTTTTATGTACATATGTAGCATAAAAATTTTTATATAGAATATATTTCTATAGGTTCTGACTTACCTTTTACTAAGATTTCACCGATCTTTTCAAATCTGTGAGGATATCTGCATTGGGCTACAGTATCTCTTGATACTATAATTGGCCATTGTGCATAATCTCCTCTACCTGCTGTTGCTTCTAATCTCGCTGCAAGGTTAACAGCGTCTCCAATTACGGAATAATCGAATCGAGTTTCAGAACCCATGTTTCCTACGATACAAGTACCAGTATTAACACCTGTACCAACATTTATTGGTGGTAGGTCAAGTCCTTGTTCTTTAAATTGTTTATTCAATTCGATAGTTTTTGCTTTTATCTCTATTGCACTCTTAACTGCTCTGTCTGCGTGAGCTGGTTCAAAGAGTGGTGCATTCCAAAATGCCATGATACAATCGCCCATATACTTATCTACTGTACCACCGTTGTCTAAAATTATCTTTGTCATGCTGTCCAGGTAAGTATTTATCAAGTCTACTAGACCTTCTGGATCATCATTTTTCTTAAATGCTTCCGAAACTGGTGTAAATCCCATAATATCAGTAAATAGGAAGGTCATTTCTCTTCTTTCCCCGCCCAATTTGAGTAAAGACGGAT